TATAATTTATTATTACTTTGTATATTTTTTATACAACGTTAATAAAACCGACAGGTACATTGAGTACATGGAAAAAAAATGGGGAAAAAATGAGTAAAGAAATGGTAAACGGACCTGCTCACTATGGTGGAGCGGATAATCCATACGAGGTAATAAAAGTTTGCGAGGCGTGGGGATTGGATTTTGATGCTTATCTTTTCAACGTAGTAAAGTATGTTGCAAGAGCGGGTAAGAAAGATGATACCAAAGAACTTGAAGACTTGAAAAAGGCAGCCTTTTATTTGGATCGTAAAATTAAAAATTTAGAAAAATGATATATTGGTTAACAGGACAACCTGGATCTGGTAAAACAACATTGGCAAATTGGATGATATCAGCGTTACAAGGAGATGCAATATTGGTTGACGGTGATGATATTAGAGAAATCTTTGAGAATAAAGATTATAGTGAGGTTGGTCGAAGAAAGAATATAGAACTAGCTCAGAACATTGCACATTTCCTTCACAATAAAGGAAACAATGTTTTAGTTTCATTAGTATCACCTTATAGAGATCAAAGAGAATCTTTTAAAGAAAAATTAGGAGAGGGAATAATTGAACTTTATATTCATACCACAGATATTAGAGGTAGAGAAAATTATCATGTTCAAAACTATGAACCACCTTTAGAAAATTTCATAGACATTGACACAACAAATAAACCTGAATTTGAAAGTCTTCAGGAAATTAGAGAAAAAATTATTTTTTAATGGAAAAGATACACGTTGAGGGAGACCCTAAGTTAAAGAACACAGGGGCAAAACAGTATTCGATGTTTATTGGTAGATGGCAACCATGGCATTCAGGTCACAGGTGGTTAATTGACCAAAGACTTAACGAGGGTAAAAACGTTTTAATTTGTATCAGAGATATAAAACCTGATGAAAAAAATCCATTCTTTGCTCACGAAGTTCATACGAATATTCTAAAAGAACTTTGGGAATTGATTGCTCAAGAAAGGGTTAAGGTTATGGTTATACCTGATATTGAATCTGTAAACTTCGGGAGAGGAGTTGGATATGATATCATTGAACATATACCACCACAAGAAGTCAGTGAAATATCTGCAACAAAGATCAGAGAACAAATGAAACAAGAGGGAAAACTATAATGGAAAAATATATCAATAAAATAATCAACGGAGATTGTATCAAAGTTATGTCTGAAATGCCGGAAAAGTCAGTAGATTTAATTGTTACATCACCACCATATGGTGTTGGAATTGATTATGATACTTGTGAAGACGATATTGATTTTGATCAATATAAGGTATTTTCAAATAATTGGTTGAGAGAAGTCTATCGTATTCTAAAAGATGACGGACGTATAGCCCTTAACATTCCTTATGAGATTAACAGACAATCTAAAGGTGGTAGAATATTCATGGTCTCTGAAATTTGGAATATAATGAAGAGTATTGGATTTAACTTCTATGGTATCGTAGATCTTGAGGAACAATCACCACATAGAAGTAAGACGACTGCTTGGGGATCTTGGATGTCACCATCGGCACCATATATCTATAACCCGAAAGAGTGTGTTCTTCTCGCTTATAAGAAACATCACATCAAAATTGTTAAGGGAGAACCTGAGTGGGTACCAACTATAGTTGAGACTGAAGAAGGTAAAGAAAAGAAAGCTTATACTGAGGAACAAAAAAGAGAATTTATCGATTTGGTTTACGGTCAGTGGGGTTATTTCGCGGATACAAAGTCATTGACTAAAGCAACATTCTCAATGGATATCCCAACTAAAGCAATTAAAATACTATCATATAGAAATGATATTGTTCTTGATCCATTTGCAGGATCTGCAACAACTTGTGTGGCGGCTGAAATATTAGATAGACGATGGATTGGTATCGAACTGTCAGAAAATTACACAGAGATAGGAAGAAAAAGGGTTCAGGGATTTGTGGATAAGAAAAAACAAACGAAATTAAATTTTGAAGAAGGGTCGTAAGACCCTTTTTTTCTGCTCCATGGATATTTATAAATAAAAAATTACATGCCGAGTATAGTACTTACACAAGAACAACTTGATATGATCAACTCTGATTTAAAAAGAGAAAAGGTTATTCAAGAAATACATGAGAAGTGGCAAACCATTAATAAGACTCAAAAACTATTTGTTTTAGAGTATCTCAAGGTTCTTCATCCACATAAAGAAAAACAGTTGAACGAAGCAATTAAGAAACTGAAAAGTAATCAACTTAATGAAGCTTGGTATAATACTGTGTTAGATATAGTTGGTTGGTTAGATCCAACAGGTATTGCAGATACATTGAATGGGGTTATTTACTTAACTCAGGGCGAATATCTTTTTGGATTTTTATCTTTCGTTGGTGCTATTCCATATGCTGGTGATGTGGTTGCTAAACCTGTATTGTATGCATTGAAGGCGGGTAAACCTTCAGCAAAGGCTCTGAACAAAGTGATGAAATTATCCAAGGATGGTTTATCTGCCGAAGCGGGTACGGAATTGGCTAAATTATCTGCTTCAGGAGATTTGATTGGATGGTTTACAAGACAAATAAGTAAATTGGCACCAAAATTAGAACAACTTATTACTGCAATGCCAGGAGGAGTTCTTAAAGGGTTTAAAAATACTCTATTAGAATGGATACAATTGTTTAAAGGTGCAGCAAAAGGAAAAGCCGTTAGAACTCAGGCGGCTGACTTAGCAACTAAAATTAAAGGAATTCCAGCAGGTTCTGGTGGTTTAATAAGATTAAGTAAGAAAGACCAAATTGCACAGTTAGAAGATTTAATAAAATTATCAAAGGAAACTCCTGGAATATTTTCAGGTTATAGAACGGGAAATAAGATACTTTCTTGGAAAACATTTTGGGGTGGAATGCCACAACTAATGGGTCGAAATAGATCTGTAAGAGCTCTCATGAGGAAGACTAAATGGTATTTAGGACTTTTAGACTTTTTGGGAATAGCAAATTTTGTTGGACCTGATGAATTACAAGAGCAATTAGGTGATGCTAAATTTGAACAAAGTATTGAAGCTTATAATGAAACGAATCAATCGAGACAATATGCTGAAGAAGACTTTGGTTCTGAATCAGCGGCTCAAGATTTCTTAAACAGACAAGCTGGTGCATCAACACAAGCACCGTCACAAGCACCGTCACAAACAACTGATAAACCGCAAGAAAAACCAACATTAGATCCATTATCATGGTTGTTGAGTTCAACATTGAAAGGAGCATTATAAAATGAAAGAAGAAATAATTTTAAAATTAGTACAAATACAGAATCAGTTTAGGTTCTTACATTGGCAAACATTTGGAGATGCCAAACACAGAGCTTATGGCGATTTATACGATTCAATTGGTGATCACATAGATACATTCACTGAGGCGATGATGGGAAAATATGGTAGACCAAGTTTCGAATCTGAATTTGTTATTGCTTTCCAAGACATCAAATCGATCAACCTACAAAATTTTATTGATGGGATTGTTGAATTTTTAGTTGGAATGACAGAAGTTTTGGATACAAAGTACGATACTGATCTATTGAATATCAGAGATGAAATTTTAGCATCGATCAACAAATTAAAATATTTACTAACATTAAAAAGTTAAAGATGGGAAAGAAAGTTATAAGATTGACAGAATCAGACTTACAAAAAATAGTAAGAAGAGTTATATCAGAACAAAGTGAGGAGAGAAAACACACTATAGCGATTCAAAAATTCTTGAACGATAAAGAAGTAATGAATGCTAAGTTAGTACCGGACGGAAAAACAGGTGCTGGTTCTCAAACAGAAGAAGCGATTATGAAACTTCAAGATATTTTGGGTGTTATCCCAACGGACGGAACTTGGGGTGAAGATACAGAAAATGCATTGAAATTGAAAAAACCTCAATGGTATAAAATTTGGTTGTCCTACAAACCGAAGTGGTACTCATTATTCTAAATGAAAAAATTAATTAAAGAGTCGGGTATTAGAGACATTTCAGATTTAAGGAAAAGATACCCTAAAGCTGAAATTTATTTTCACCAAGACTTAGATGGTGTTACTACTGCAATTGCAATGAAAAAATACCTTGAAGACAATGGTATTAAAGTAGTTGGTTCTCACATTATA